AGCCAGCGCGCCGGCCGCACCGCGGTATTTGCCCGACGGCGTCACGATGCTGACCTGAAACACGCCGGTGTACAGCTTGTGATCGCCGCCGAGCGTATCGCTCGCGGTGTCGGCCGGCAGTGTGAAGGCCTTCAGGTAGGTTGCACCGTTAACTGGCGTGTACGGCTCGTTCTCGACGACGACCTTCAGCGGTACTGGCAACGCTTTCGCCCAGTTGATCAGTTTGGCCTCGTAGATTGAGGCGATGATGTTGTGGCTCATACCTGATTGTTCCTGATGGCTTCCTGCACGATCTGTTGAAAGCGGGCCACGGTGATGCGGACCATGCCGCCAGGCGCCTGTTTCGAATGCCCGAACTCGAGCGGGATTGCGTACGGCACGTTGTTGATGAGGTAGGCAGTCTGGCCGGCGGTGAAGTCGCTGACTGCCGAGACAAGTGCAGCAATCGTCTCTTGGCCGCTTGGGTCAATCTCATCGAAGGTGACGTTCTCGACGACATCGATTGAGAGGTGCCAATTCGCCCGAAATCCGCCGCCGACGTAACCTTCCGGTGCAACGATATCCATGCCGTCGTTCAGCTTGCGCCCAGGCTTAAGTCGACCCGACTTCGTCAGGTTGGCCGGATCGCTGCGCAAATCGCTGTTGTGATCGTCCACGGCCTTGTTGTACTGACGAGCCACAGTGTTCTGCGCCCATATCTCAGGGTTGCCCACCGGTGACATTCGGATAACGCTGCTACCGACCTCGATGATGATCTCGCGCAGGCTGGCGTCGATGGCTTCCGTTGCTTGCTCGGCGAACTGCGCAAGGCTAAGGGCGAAGCTGCCGGACTGACCGACTCCGCTATTTGCCATCTTCAAACCCTCAGTTGGACAGTCCAGGTTGCTCCGGCTGGATCCTGGCTGACATTCAAAGCGCGCTTCCCTCCGATTATGTCGCCGATTTTTGGGTCGGCAATCATCGCCGTCGGCACTCCATCAACCGTGACGAACAACTCATTCTGCAGGACCAGCAGCTTCTCGTCGGTCGTCTGAATCAGTGACCCGTCGATTTCCTTGGCCAGGTAGCTGCCGAACACCCCACGGCCGCCGTAGCTGGTGGCCACCTCGGGCGCCGTGCCAGTGCTGGGGTCGTATTCACCTACCACCTTCCGGATGCCAGCCACTGGCTTGACGGCATCTGCCAGTCCGTCGGGATCGTCGAACGCCTCAGCCATCTCAGCCTGAATCTCGTCGCGCATGCCCATGATCAGATCCTCCTGAGCATCATCACGCCGGAGCGTTTGGTCCACGGCACCAGCAGAGCCAAGGCGAAGTTCTCGCCGGCGGACAGGTCCGTTGACCCGGCGGCGAAAGTCTTGCTCGTCGAGGTACCAGACTGAGCGGACACCGTCTTGCTGAGCACTTCCTTCTGGGTGGCTTTGTACAAATTGCCCGCCGCCGCCTCTTTGGCGACCTGGGCGCCGGCTGTTTTGATCTCGGTCGGAACCGGCTCAGGAACAACCCGCCGAATCTTGGCCGTGAGCCAGGCGTTGGCCATGGCCACAGCAAGGACCGGATCAAAGGTGCCGGCCCAACCAGGACCCAGCGAGGCATCAACATCGGCAACAGTGATGAAGTCGGTCATGTGCAGTCCTTATTCCGCTGGCACCAGGGTCTGCAGGTCTTCTTTCTTGGCCGAGGCGTCGAAGGCGATGCCCTTGGCGGTCAGCCACTCTTTCAGCTCGGGGACCTTCATTTTCAGAGGGTCGGTTTCCGGTTCGCTCTGCTCACCCTTCAGCGCTTCCGCGATTTCCTCGGTAGTGCTGCGGGAGGCATAGCCTTCAGGCGGGTAATTGCTCGCCTTGTAGCCAGCGGCGACGAATTCAACGACCGTTGGGCCGTCTTCGCGCAAGCCTGTCGACTGCTTCCCGTCTTCAACCGCGATGCCGGCACGCTGATAAGCCGCAGTGATATGCGGAAAATCGCCGTCGACAATGACCTTGGTTGCTACGCTGATGACACCGAAGAACTCATCGGTCAGGCGATAGCAAACCCCAGGCTCCGCGCCTGGCTTGTCGGTATAGATAACCTTCATGATTCTCTCCGTATCGGCTGGAGCGCCGCCTGGCGCCCCGACGAGAATGGCTTACGGTGTGACGGTGCCGCTGATCACGGCCGCGAAAGGAACCTGCTTGCGGTCGAAGACGCGCTCCCAATTGGCAGCGGCAGCGTACTGCGCGGCGGTAGGGCTGAGGTTCTGGTTGGTGCTGCCCTTCCAGCTGAAGCCGGCCGGTTGCAGGATCAGCGTCTTCCGCTCCCACAGAACCTCGGCGCCGCCACCGTTACCGCCGGAAGCCTTACGCTCCAGTTCGGCAGGCACGGTTGGATTGCCTTCGCCGTAGCCGAACGCGCCTTGGCCGAAGAAGACCGACAGATAACGACCAGGGCCGTAGATCAGGCTGTCATCCATGAACACCGGCTTGCCGAGGTAAGTCGCTAGGATGATCTTGCCGTCGGAGTCGCGCAGGTACTCGATGAGGTCCTGCTTGACCATCTGGTTCATCACCACGGAGTGCACGCCGATAGCAGCAAACACATCAGCAGCATCGCCCGAAGTGAAAGCTGCATCTTGGAACGCGCCGGCGCTGATGGTCGCACCGGCATCGACAACCATGTCACCGGCATCATTCAAGATGTTCGAAGCGATCACGCCGCGGGCTGCACCGAGCAGATAACGCTGCCAGCGGCGAGTCCAGTAGGTGCCGAAGCGGTTGCGGATGTGTTGCATCGGTTCGGAGTTGGCGAGCTCCGAGGTCAAATCCGCTACGCCGTAGCCTTTGTTGAGGTACAGGGTACGGGCGCGCATGCTGCCCTGCTCGGCCTTGCCAACTTCACCCAGGTCATCCGGGTTGTCGTTGGAGATGTTCGGCTCTTCGTCAGCGTCCAGGTCCTGCCAGTAGCTGATTTCCGAGGTGCCTTGGCCGTTCTGCGCAATGGCATCGAGCTCGGGGGACTTGGTGATGATGCCCGACTCGAAGACAGCGGTCTTTTCCGGGGAGTTGACCGGCGCCAGAGCGCCGTAGTAATCGGCGACAAAGATGTCCGCCAGTTGGGTAGTTGCCATGGATTAGGTTCCTTTGGTGGCCAAGAGTTTTTTGAACTGCTCGGGGTTGTCGCGGGCCAGCGCAGCGCGCTCGGTCTCCGTGTACTCGCCCCATTTTTTTGTGGCCTTGCCACCTTGATCGCCGGTCTGACCGGCCCCTTGAGCCCTTGGCCACAGGTGTGTTGCTGTTTCACGCAACGATTCCGCCCATTCGAGCGGCGACAGTGGGGTTTTCCCGTCCTTCCCGTAAACGACTTCGCCGTCACGGTCGGTGGCGATCGCCTCACCGTCCTCATTGAGTTTGAAAGTGCCCCGGGAGCGCAGGATGATGTCCTCGGCAGCCTCAGGAAGCGCGCCGGCCTTGATGGCAGCAGCGCGGATAGAGTCGGCCAGCACCTTGTCGCTGTATTTAGCAGCGAAGGCTTCGGCCTTGTCTGCGCGCTCATTGGCCGCTTTGATCTGCTTTTCGGAGTCGGTGCGCAGACGCTCGGTCCGACGGTTGATTACCTCGTCCAGCTTGCCCTCAGCAATCAGCTTCGTTTCCTCGTCTTGGCCAACCTTGTTCAGCAGGCCTTTTACGGCCTCGATGTCCAGACCTTCGAACTGGGTTTTGAAGCCATCCAATTCTGTCTTGGTGGTTTTGAGCGAGCCAAGCAGCTCGGTGTTCTTGTTCTTTAGGCCCAGAGTCGCGGCTTCAACTGCTTCAGCGATGGCGGTTTTCACTGCCGGGTCTTCAAGATCAATCTGGTTTTCGTCTGCCACTTGGTACACCCCTTGGGTATGGTCGGCCCGCTTTGCAGGCATAAAAAAACCCCGGCATGGCCGAGGTCTGAATTTTGGTAAAAAAAGGCCTGCGCGAAGGCAGGCCTATAGAGGAGAAAATCATAATAGAAAAAGCTTGATATTTACTCACTGAAGGACGAATATTTGCTCACTGAGCGATCACTACTCGCTCAGTGAGCATTATCGAAGGCAATTTCGCCTTAGATAAATTCCCCTCAGGTAAATAAACATGAACGCAAAAGCGCAATTCATTTACGACGACGCACAGCAACCGCTGTACGCGATTCTCCCCTTTGCCGAGTATAAGCGGCTGTTGGGTGAAGACCAACTCGCTCCGCAAAAACCATCGCTGTTGAGCGAAGATGGGCTTTCAATCCGCCTTCCGAACGGGGGGCCGGATGCCCATATCGATCTACCTCGTTTTGTAGAGTACTGGTGCAAGTCAGGCCTACTCAGCATGCCAATCAATCAGCGTGCGAAAAAATTCAGCGAATTCGAAGTGACCGAGCTTATGTCTCTCGAGGGCCTGATCCGGGGCTGCTTCCTCAAAAAGAATTCGTCGTATCGGAACACCATGCAGGCGACGAATGATGTAATGGCGGCTCTCGTAGAAACGGGCATGTTCAAAGAGGTCCGTTTCTATAAGGCTAAGCTTCGGGACAATGAAATTTTCAATCGGACGGAAGCTCTGGTTCCCGACAATGACCCTCGGGCGATTGATGAAGATGATCCATTAAGCGATTCCGACTTCCACAAATTCAGCCGCACAGTGAAGTGCATCGAAGGGGTGGAATCGGAGCTTATTAAATTCAACACCAAGCATCCCAACCGTGGCCCACGCATCAACAATCACTGGTTTCGCGACCCAGCGTACAAGCCAGACTTCCTGGCGTAAGTGAAGAAAGGGCGTCCTTTGGACGCCCTTTTTTATTGAACCAGAGTCAGCCCACGCATCACCAGGTAATCGGCAAACTGCGTCCTGCTTGGCGCATATGGCGGCGGCCGCATTCGAACACCCGGGTTGTCACGATTTAGGCGTGTCCGCTGTCCGTTCGACTCAGTGCAGTGCGTTGGCTCATCGATTTGAAAGCCCTGCTCCGCTGCATATAACTCAGCAGCAAGCCGCACCTGGCCCCATTCAAGCTCAAAGGGCACAAACGTCTCGGAAAGCGTCTGGTATTCGATCTTGCAGTCACGCCGAGGCCAGGCCATTGCCTGATCTGGATTGGCTTTGCGCCCTTTCCACTGCCGAGCGTTGATGTCCGCTGCGGCGCGCAACAGCAACGCGACCTGATCGGCCTCCGCCTCGGGGATCCGAAAGTCGTAGTAGTCGCGGTAGAAGGTCAGCTTCTCCAGCGGTACATAGCTGTTGGCATCCGGCCTTCCCTGCCCATCCTCAACAATGATCTGCATCGGTCATCTCAACCTGGTGGAGCCCCGAGTGTAACGCCTGCCCGGGTGAACATGTCAGGCTCAATGGCCTTCAGTTCGGCCAGGGTAAGCGGCTTGAACTTCTTGTCGAGCTGCAACATGGCGAACTTCTCCGGCGACAGGCCACCATCGCGGAACAACTTGCCCCGCACCGGTCCGAGCGCATGATCCTGGAAACTCGACGGCTGCGTCGCCAGCCACTCGTAATAATTCAAACCTGCGTCGACCTGGCTACCACCAGTATTGCCCACCGATGCGCGCGTGGCGCCCTTTGAAAACATCTCAGACAACCTCGTTATCGGCACCGTTGTGGAGCGACAGTTAATGTGCGCCGGCGGCAACGGCCCTTTGCCCAGGTCGAAGCGCATGCCGTCCAAGCCCTTGCACTGCTGAGAGGTCTTGCGGTCCAGCGTCGACAACCAGTAATAACCCAGCACCACGTCGCTATTGGCCTTGAGGGTTTCCATGCGCGCAGTGGTCGCAACGTGCTGGATTGCCGTCTGCACGACTGACGCCGCGTTACGGTTGCTCACTGCGAGAATGCCGTCGGTGAAATTTTGCGTAGCGGTGCCGCGTACAGCCTGGATGATTTGCGCGTTCGTCTTGCCTTGGCCGAAGCCGAGCCGGATCGTGTTCGTTACCCGCATCGTTTCGGCTCTGGTCCAATCACTGAGAAAACTCTTCAGCAGCTTGCCGCCATCCAACCCTTTGACCTGAAGCGGATACGAAAACACCGCGGCTTGAATTACTGCGTTGGCCGGGACCACTGCGTCAATCGACATCGCATGGTTTAGGCTGTTGGCCTCGAAAGTGGACTCATACAGAGCGATGTCCACCAGATCGGCCTGCACCACATCACTGAAGGTTTTGTAGATCTCCAGCAGCTTTTCGTCGACTCGGGACAGAAACTGCTCAAGGCGATCGCGACTGTAGGTCGTCAACTCCTTGCGGGTCAGCTGCTCCCGCACCAGGGTGTCGATCTGGCGCAGGTACTTCTCGAACTTCTTGACCTCGCCAGCCTTAAGCCGCTCGATCATCACGGAGTGACGGGTCGTCTGCTCCAGTAGCTGGCTGTCGGCCTGTTCCTGGTTTGCTGTTGGCATCTTCTTTGTCCAGGTCGAGGCCGGCCGATTCGCGCTCGTCGCTTATCAGTTCGGCTTCTTCGTCGTAGAGGCGTTCCGGCAACTTCCCGGTCGTGAGGTACTGCCAGTAGGTGTCGGCACTGATGGTGCCAGCCATGACGCTCTTCTGAAGCTCGGACAGCACCTGAGGATCGACCTGCGGAATTACGAACTCAGGATTGACCTTGAACGTCACCTGTTTCGGGTCGTAACCTTTCCATTCGGCGGCGTATCGCAATGCCTGCTCTACAGCCTCGGCCACGGTGATGACGATGCTGTGCAACGTTGCGTGCTGATCGTTCTGGCGCGTTTTGCGCGCCTCACCCGACTCGGTGCCGCCAACGTCCATTACCTTGGCGCCAGCCTCAACAGCGGCGTTGCGTTGATCGTCCATGGCGGTTCGAACCGCCTCAATGCCGGCGCCCTGGAACTCCAGGTAGCCGCACTTGCCAAGCGGCCCGAGATCCCATGCAGCCGATGGCCCGGTGACGCTCAGCTCTACTGCTTCGTCCAGGCCGGAAACCCACGGTTGCGGATGGCTGGTCTGGTGCAGAGCAGTGAAGTAGTCAGCGCTGAGCTGGTAGGACTTCAGCGCGGCCCGGGCCATCGTCAGCAACGGCACTTCATCCACGTCGGGCGAATTGTCCGTCGAGCCGCAGTAGATCACCGGCAGGAACTCGAGACCGCGCACTAGGCGATTGTCCGTGCCGGTAGTGCCAAGCGGTTTCAGTTGCTCGATGACCTCCCCGTTTTCATCCAGCACCTCGCTGTGACAAACGTTGCCGATCATTTTGAAGACGCGGTAGACCATCTTGCAGTCGTGGTCGAACTCGTCTTCCTTGTCGTCACGGAACTCGATGAACACCCCGAGCACCAGATCCTGCCGGCCACCCTGGCTGCCCACCTTCCAGTTGATCGCGTTGCGGGTGGCATAGGTCGAGAAATACGGCTCGCCGGCATCGTCGATGTTCACCACCAGCGGCACCCGGCCATGGGAAATGGCCTGGCGCACCATGCGAAAGAACAGCTGCTTCAGGCCGAAGCCGTCGGAGGTGGCGTTGTCTTCCAACCCTTTCAGGCCAGACGGCAATGCAATCTCAGGAATCAGCCGGGTAACCAGGCCCATCATCGACCGCAGTGAATCGCGCACCCAGTGCTCGTACTGAGCCCGGTTTGTATAGTTCTGGTACAGGTATTTATTGCCAGCGGCGTCAAGCTTTTCAGCTTCCACCATGCCGCTGGGCTTGGGCAGGTTCCGTTCGTTGCGCTTGATAGCGCCCTCGCCTTCGAGAGCGTCGTCCATCATTT